GGGAAGCTTAACATCCTATGTCAAGGAGAAATCCTGTTTGGCAAAACGTAAAACGCGCCAAAAGCGCCGTCGCCAATCCATCGTACCCCTGTATGTGCCGGGTAAAACCAGTACATTTATGACAGGAGACCTTGGATGGGCAACTGTTGGGAATGGCCACATCGGCTCGCTCACCAGAGACCTTTCTTCGGACCCGAAATGGGAGGAGAAGGTTGCCAAGCACTCAGATGCGACCAACCCTTACAAGGTTGTTCGCTACCCTGCGAAGAAGCCTTACATCAATGCTCCTTTTGTTGGGACCTGGGTAAATAAGACCCAAGAGTACAGACCGAGGATCCAGTCAGCTACACTGCAGGGTTACCCCCTTGTAAGTGAAGCCAGGCCTACCTCTGTCACTTTTGGTCCTGTCGACATAGCTCGTCTCGACACCCTTGCCAAGCTTGGGATGCTCGCAAAGATACGAGAGTTGGAGGGTTCATGGAACTCCCCGCTCTTTCTCGCAGAGCTGAAAGAGACTATTCGAATGGTGCGGAACCCACTAGGTGGGTTGTTTAGAGAAGCACGATCGTATAGACGACGTGCGAGGCGAATCATTCTCTCTTATCGGAGAAGACCCGGTAAAATGATGGACCTCCTGAACAATCAGTACCTTCAGTGGACCTACGGCGTTGCTCCTCTCATCAATGATGTTAAGGGCGCCATGTCAGCAATACAGGAATTTCTCACTCCTGATACGGCTCGCATTACCAGGTTGCAGACAACACTCAAAGATGTTGTGTTGCCCGTTCTCTGGACTGGCGATCGTAGCGGTACGGCCTCATACGAAAGCGGAAGAATCCGCCTCGAATTTGTGCGCCATGCCGAGCTGACAAGTTCCGTGAGATACATATGTGGTGTGTATGAGGAGACTCAGGGCCCCTCTACTGACCGGGCAATCCAATTGTCCGGAATGGACTTAGCTAAAAGCTTTGTTCCCACTGCGTATGAGCTATTGCCATACTCCTTTCTGTTGGACTATGTGTCAACAGTGGGGTCTGTGGTAAACGGTATGTTTACCCACACGGGTAGCGTTGTCTGGAAGTGTAAGAACCTTAAAGACAAAGTGGTTGCAGGCGTCCTTATAGTGCCTGCTCCTGGAGTCACAGGTATACCTCTCCATTTTCCGCTAAAACCCCATGTGAGGGTTCTCTCAAGGGAAACCTTTAAAAGGGAACATGCCTCCCTAGATGTCGGGATTAGAGATATCATCCTAAAGACGCCTAACACAGGCCAGCTAATAAATATGCTGTCTCTGGGTTTTGCGCGTTTTCGATCGGATGATCTGGACTTCGGCAGAGATGCCTTGACAGGTCGCCGGTTTTAAGTCATTCTTTTCTTAACCGTTTGGAGGCCATTATGGCTTTTGCTCCTTCTTCGCCCGTTACGGGCGCCACGGTTACGGGTCTCACGTCTCCGACGTATACCCTGACTCCTGATGTAGGTCCGACACAGCTGTCGAAGCAGTACGTTGTGACTAATCTGGGCGGTACTCAGACTGATGTTTCAACACACTCAGTCGCAAGTCCGTTCCTGATTAACTTCCAGCGTCCTCCGGTGTTCAAGCCCTTGTCTCTAGTTAACCCGTCGACTGGGCGTTTAACGTCCGTGCCGCGGAATAACTGGAAGATGCTCGCTCTTAAGGGGGCAACCCCCCTTTCTGGGCAAGCGCAGGTTCCAATCATCTTCCGAGGGGAGTTTTCTATCCCCGCAGGAGTGGATTCTGCAGATCCGAACGAGATAAAAGCCCTTATGAGCTTTCTCGGCGGGGTCTTTTGGGCTCAGGCCAGTGGCCTTGCCGGCAGCTTCATTGATGGCGTGGTTTAAGGATCCATCCTATATCACGCAGTTCTGGTTTACTTCATTTCGGAGACTCCTATGGACCGTGTTAGCGATGTTAGCGCTGCTCTTTTTCGCAGTCTTACCCATGACTTGGGTTTCGCTCCGGGTGATTTTACTGGCACCCGGTTTGACCCCTTCCCTCTTGGCTTACCCACCGAGTCCGAACTTGGACCTGTGGACTTTGCCAGACATGCCCTCCTTGCCTCCGCCTTCAAAAAGTCGGAAGTAGAGAGTGCGCATGATGCGGAATTCGCAACCTTTGCGGAATTTCGCACGGCTCAATCGTCGTGTGAGCTGCAGAGTGTAGAAGCGTTTCGATCGTGGGATGGCTCCCCTGCTATTGGCTATACAATAGCTACAGCTCGGGACCTCTTATACAACTGGTTGTTCACCAACGGCCAGCCGACGATTACAATGTCGTCGATCGAAGCGGCTGCCAGATTTGGACCTGGTAGTTCAGTTGGTTTGAGTGGTAAACCACCTGCCCTTTATTTCAAGGTTGGTGGCGCCAAGCTTACTGCTGGCAGCGAATTCGTACGATCCTGGTACGAAGCGTCGGTCTCGAATAACCCGTTGTGCGAAGCGGCCGAGATGGCCCGTAAAGCAGCATACGGCGAGATCGAAGTGGTAGATTGCGGCAACATGACTTTTGTTCCGAAATCCTATTCACGTCGACGCATTGTGGTAACGGAGCCTACGGTCAATACCTATTTCCAGCTTGGACTAGGTAGTGAACTAGAGCGGGTTTTGCGTGCGAAAACCGGAATCGACTTTTCTTGCCAGCCGGCTCAGAATTCTGAACTTGCTAGGCAGGGGAGCGTTTACGGTACGTACGCTACAATGGACTTGAAACAGTGCTCGGATTACATTTCCATGGCACTGATAGAGTACATGTTCCCACCGACCTTATTTCGTTGGATTAACCTCCTTCGGACAGATCGGGTCCGGTATTCCGTCAGCAACAATCAAATTGTTGACGGGCGCGTAGAGAGTGAGACATACCGCGGTAAACTAGCGGTACACTCGTTCGCCACAATGGGGAATGGCTTTTGCTTCCCAATTCAGACGATGTTGTTGAGTGCATTGGTCCTGGGTGTCTATGACACTTTAGGAATACGCCCTGAAGCAAATTGGGGCGTTTTTGGCGATGACATCGTTGTCGCCACTGAAGCCTATGCACTGCTCGCCCAGACTCTACAAGAGCTTGGGCTTGTAGTAAACCTCAACAAGAGCTTTTCTTCGGGAAAGTTCAGGGAGTCCTGTGGCACCGATTGGTTCTCCGGTGTCAATGTCAGGGGTGTATACCTTAAAAGGTACTCCTCCGACCAGGATCTGTTTGCCTCCTTTAACCTACTTAACATGTGGAGTTCCCGGACTGGCATTAGCCTGAAGGAAACCTTAAAGACGATCCTGTCTTTCGTTGAAGGAACGATTCCCATCGTTCCCCCTGACGAAGGATTGTCCTCAGGAATCCACTCTCCAGAGCCACTTACGCGGCAAACTGCAGATGGCGTGTCAAGTCTCGACTTTTGGGAATACTACCCCTATATCCCCGCTCCTGCGACTCTTAGTTTCGAGCCGTGGGAGATGTATTTCGAGTTCGGGGAGCCCGTTTTTGAAAAGGGCCGAGGGGAGCGCAAGAAGCAATTCAAGCGCTGGTTGAGTGCACTCCAGAGCTATTGTGGCGGGTTCTTAAACGAGCCCGCCGCTCTAAAAGTGCTATTGGCAGGTGGACTTCGGCGGTCTAAACTCACCTTTCGTTCAGAGAGGGGAGTAAAGTACCGGCAGATTGTTCGGCGGACCCCAAGGTGGGGTTACACTGAACTGGACGAATATCAGAAGATCGGTATTCGAAAGCACTCCCTTATGACGCAAAACGTTATCGGGGCTCTAACAGATTTCCTAACAGATACTGTTGGGGGCTAGAGTAGTTTAAAGCACCGGGAAAGAAAGCAATGAATCGCTTAGCACCTCC